CGAGATCCCCCCTCTTCCCCCCCCCGCCCCTCTCCCGTTCCCCGCCCCCCCCCGGGAACAGCCCGCCGCCGCTCACCCGGCCCCCGCAGCTGAGCCCGCCGAGAAACCCACCGCCCAAGAACAGGCCGCCGCAGTCGCCTCCCCCACCACCGAGGGTGACGCCATCCGCGAAGAAGCCATCCAGATGTTCAAGGTCGACTTCGGCGAGGGCAACGTCCGCGACCTCACGCCTGCCCAGATCAAGGGCACCTTCGACCGCTACGGCGCCCTCAACCAGAAACAGATGACCATGAAACCCGTCATCGACTTGGCTGAAGGCGTCATGTCTAAGCTCCAAGAAAGTGGCCAGTCGGCATCCGCCGATGACGTCGCCAAGTTCTTGACCGCCGCTGCCACGGCCTTCACCAAGAACCCCTCCCAAGCCCGCTCCAACGACTTCAATGAAAATGGCGAGCCGGAACGCTCCAACATTCCGATCGACATTCACGAGGGCGCACGCCAGCAGGCTGCCTCCGACGACTTCGTTGACGCCCTCACCAAGTGGGAAGACAGCGAAGGCGTGAGCCTGCCCCCCGGCTACAAAGACCAGATGGCCAATATGTCCAATATCCAGCAGCAGAACGCCCAGCTCATGCAGATGGTGCAGCAGCTCGCCTCCGGCCAGCAGCAGGTCGGTCAGGTGGCCAACCAGCAAATGCAGCAGGCCCAAGGCAACCAGCTGAACGCTATGCGTGTCACCGCTGCCAACAATCTGAACCGCGCCCAGTCCAAACACCAGCTACCCGACGAGCTTGAACAGCCGTTCATGCAGTTCGCCATGGAGCGCGGCTACACTTTCGAGGACTTCATCGACCCGGCCCTCACTGACAAAGTCGTCAGTGACTTCGCCGCCGTCTCGCAGTCCCCTGAACTCGAGCGCCTCAAGTCCATGGCCCAGCGCCGCACCGCCTACACTGGCGCAGTCGATGGATCTCCGGGCGCTGGTGCAACCACCACACCCAAGAACACCGACGCCGACTTCCTCAATGGCATGGTCGATCAAGCCCTGGCCAAGAAGTCCGCCTTTAACGCCTAAGAAAAAAGTTATGGGGCGGGGACGACACATAGTCGCTCCGCCCATATTCTTTCCCACAGACTAGAAACCCGCCGCTGGTGAGCGCTACGGCCCTCCCACAAGCCAGCCGCAAGGTCGACAGTCGACTGGAAAAGCAGATCAGCCGCGATGCTTTAGGCCGCAAGATCCGCCACTCCAACCGACAAACGATTTTGACCCATCTATGCAAAGGAGGCTCTTATGCCCACAGCTATTGCTGGTTTGCGTGGTAGCGGCGAGTTCAGCACTGACTTCCGCCCCACGAACTACCGTGAGTTCTACACCCTGCTGGAACCCAACGGTTCTGCTCCGCTTCAGGCCCTGCTTGCCATGGCCGCGAGCGAAAGCACCGATGACCCGAAGTACAACCACTTCCGCGATGAAATGCCGGATCGGGTTTTGAAGATCAACAACGGCGCTGGATACAACACCTCCGCCACCTCCCTGACTGTCGACAGCGATGGCGACATTCAGTTCTGCGTGATCGGCACCACGGTCGCCAACTTGGCGACTGGCGAAGTCATGCGTGTTACCGCCGACTGCACGGGCACGACCCTGACCGTCGAGCGTAACATCGGTGGCACCTCGTACTCCATCACCGACAACGATGATCTGGCGATCATCGGCTTTGCTGACAAGGAAGGTGGCAACTCGCCGACCGCCGTCAGCTTCGACGCGACGACTGACTACAACTACACGCAGATCTTCAAGACTGCCGTGCAGGTCTCCCGTACCTTGCAGAACACCAAGCTGCGCACGGGCGACAAGGAGCAGGAAGTCATCGAGAAGGGCCTGAAACTCCACATGAGCGACATCGAGCGCGCCATGTTCTGGGGTATCCGGCACGAAGCCAATGGCTCCACCTCGCAGCCGACCCGTTACACTGGCGGTCTGACCACTCAGATCTCCAACGTGACCGACTGCGCCTCGGCCTTCGCCACCGCCGACACCATGACGGAGAAAGAGTTCGACCAGACGCTGGTCGAGAGCATCTTCGCTTGGGGTGGCAAAGAGAAGGTCGCCTTCATCGGCGCTCGCGCTGCTTCCAACTTCATGGAAGTCGCTAAGAACCGCTGGCAGCCGACGCAAGTCGACGGCGCCTACGGCGTGAACATGAGCCGCTACAGCACCTTCGCTGGCGACTTGCTGGTGTACCTGCACCCGATGTTCCGTCAGGTTCCGGGCATGGATGATGCCATGATCATCTTGGACATGCCGTACCTGAAGTACCGCTACTTGGATAACTCCGACACGCAGTTGCAGCGTGAGATCCAAGCCACCGACTTCGACGGTAAAAAGCATCAGTTCCTGACCGAATGCGGTCTGGAAATGACGCAGGCGAAAGTCCACCACTACATCAAGAACTGGAACGCCGTCTCCTAAAGGACGACATCCTAGTTCAATCCATTGAGAATGGGGGTCACAAGTTGACCCCCATTTTCTTTGAGGAACCCATGGCCAAAAAACCCGCACCAAAAGCCGCAGCCGCGCCAGCCGAAGAGCCCGCTGAAGTCGCAGAAGAAGTCGTAGAAGAAGTTGTGGCTGAGCCCACCACTGACGAAGTCGCCAAGGCTGCCAACGTCAAAGACGCCGCCAAAGTCGCAGAAGCAGTGAAGTCCGAAGACAAAGGCGGCAACTACGTCTACTTCGCTTCCGCCAAGCCCGAACCCGTTGGCTGGGAAGTCAAGATTGCTGGCGAAACCATCCGCGCCTCACGCTCCACCGACAACAACCGTCTCGTCTGGCGCGTCCCGAAAGCCAACGCCGATCGCATGCGTGACCACCATCACGTCAAAATTGGTCGCATAATCGAGGTTTAATCCAATGTCCGTGCGCGACGCAGGAACCACCAACACAGATCGCACCTCCCCGAATTACTCGGACGGTCGCAATCGCTCTCTCTATTCGACGAACTCTCCCCACATTAAGGAGCCGTTCAGTCCTCTGGAGACGCTTGCCTATCAAGCCCTGCGTCGCTACGGCGACATGCACGCTGGCACCGTATCCGGCGAAGTCATGATGATGTTCATCGACTTCGCCAACCTCGTCATTGAAGATCTGCGCCAGCACCCATACTGGGACAACCTCGACATCGACTACTACAAGCACCAAGAAGAGACCCGCGAAGTCCCTGATCCGATCATGTCCGCTGGCCTGCTCGCCTATTACGCTGAGCAGCAGTTCTCTGAGAAGCTCAAGATCTATGGCCCTCAGTACAACCAGCTCATGAACCGCATCCTCTACAACCGCAAGTACGGCCACCAGAAGATCGAGCTGCAAGCCCACGACAAGTCCGATCAAACCAAGATCGGCGACACAGATAAGGTTGATCCCCTCGCTCGCTGGGGTGTCTAATGACCACCTACGCTCCATCAGGTGTCAAAACCCAAGTCTTCGCATACGAAGACTTCCAAGGCATTGACGCTTCCCGCGACAAAGCTGCCCTCGACACTGGCGAAAAGCAGCACATGCTCACCATCAACAATGGCTACGCCGACTGGCGCGGAGCGATGGTACGTGACCCGGGCGCCGAGCAACGCGGCCAAGGCAACAAGGTTATCTCACACGTCGCCTTCTTTGGCCGCGACTTGGCCTGCTGGGCACAGAAGGATGGCGGCGGCGTATCCCTCGTTTCAGACCGCTACTTCGACTTCGGCGCTGGCCACATACTCGAAGAGATCTACCCCACCGGCTCCATCGTCTCATCCACCGTCTTCAACCACAAGACGGTCTTCGCCTGCCGCGACGAACTCATGCACCAATACGACGGCATGGGCTGGGAAAGTATCGAGCCCGGCCACGACAACCGCCCCGCCTACGTCGCCGCCGTCCAACGCCGCTTGGCCACCGCCGGGCAGCCGGGCAGTCGCACAGTCGTAGACCTATCCCGTGTCGACGAGGAGGACATCTTCACCGCCGACGAAGATGAAAACGCCACTCAAGTCACCAAGGCCAGCGACATCGAAGTGCGCAACCTCATCGGCACCGCTGACGAGATCCGTGGCCTCGGCGTCTTTGAGACCAACCGGCTGGCCGTCTTCACCAACGACCAAACCCTGATATTCACCGTCCATCCCGACTACACCCAGTGGGTGATCGACGATAAAGCCAACGTCAAGGTCGGCACCATCTCACACAACACCATCGCCACAGCTGGCTCTGACCTCCTGTTCTGCTCACGTGATGGCGTCCACTCAATCCACCGCTCCGAAACGAACGGCGTGACAATCTTCTCCGTCCCCATGTCGCACAAGATCGACCTTATCTACCGCGCCATGGTCAAGACAGTCGAGAACCCGGAGGAGATCTCAGCCTACTTCAACCGTGACGCAGGCCAGTACCACATATTCTTCCCTCAGACAGACTTCCTCTCCAAGCGCCTCACCCTATCCCTCAACCCACAAGAGGGTGGCCAATCCAAGTGGTCGACCGGCGACTTCCTTAATGCCCGCTGCGGGCGCGATCTTGGCGGTGTCACCATCCTTGGCACCGCTGGCGGCGTCTGGAACAAACTCAACGACGAAGATGAAACTCCGATCACTCCAGACATGGAGATCGAGACCCCAATCCTCTGGCAGGGCGGCATCAACGACGTCAAGGAAAGCTACTCCTTCATCATGCAGGCCACCGGCAAAGGCACCATCCGCGTC